CGCGAAGAGGTCATACGGATGATCCTCCGCAGCTTCAGGGTGCCGAACCAAGAGAAGGTCATGGGTGCGGCAGTCAATGAGGAGGCGATACGGGCCGCGCAGCTTGAGAACCAGACCATGATTGCTTCGGTCATGCTCGGCGGACCACAGGTGGCACAGGTTCTCCCGAACCAAAACCACCGGCTACACCTCCAAGCACATCCATCAGTACAAGAAGATGCGTCGTTCCAGCAGCTACCGCAGCCACTACAGCAGCAGGTCATACAGATGGTGCAGCAACATATGCAAATGCACCAGCAGGCATTGCAGCAGCAGGCTACTGGAGGCGGTAAGGCGGTGCCGTCGATGGATGACGCAGCCCCCAGCGGCAACGGCAACCCGGCAATGGACATGGCGTCGGGCACTATTAACAAGGTCCGCTCTGATGCCCAGAAAATCTCTCAGAGCAGTGCTGTAACCAACCCGGATCAGAACTGATGCCTGCGACCGATAAGCCAGCACCGGCGAAGATCATATTGTCGTACAAGGGCAAGAGGGTGCGTAGTTTGGATGAATTTGCTAAATTACGGTTACAAGACGAGAAGAAGGCGAAGCGATGTCGGTAACGCTCATTGACTTTAAGTGCGAAAATTGCAATTATAGCTGGGAGCATTGCTTTACGAGCAAGGGCGACATAGTCAATGCGCTTGAATGCTCCGAATGCTCCCATCGGGCACTTAGGATGTGGAACACTACGAACTTTATACACCCTACGCATTCGTCCATGTATGGCAAATATGAGCCGTGCTTTGGAGAATACGTAGAGAGCAGATCCCATAAGCAGGCTCTGCTGAAGAAATATGGGGTGGTTGAGTCCTCCGATCCGGTAGGGGGATCTCGCTGTTACCGCTCCGATGACCATAAACCGGCCCTATCCGCTTTGGACACGGAGATCACGTTTGACAAAGGGACGAATGCTGGCGGCACGATTCCTGAAGCAAGCTGGGTATCCGCACCAGACGACGCAAAGGAGTAACCACAGATGACCGAACTAACGCCCAGTGGCGCGTTGGACGAGGAAAGCCAAGCAGCATCGGGAGAGGCTACCGGGGGATTTGACCTCGGTGCAGACCTTATTGATTCCGATGAGGGTTCAAATAGCCCGGCAGCGGCGAGTATACCGTCTGAGGCGAGCGGGAATGGAAGTGCGGATCTGTCCCAAATCTCTCCGCAAGACCTCTTGCAGAGGGACTCTAATTCGCTACCCGATGAGTGGAGGGCAGCACAGTCGTGGATGCGTAACCGGCAGTCCGCATCTGACCGGCAAGTATCCGAACTGCAAAACCAGCTACGCCTCATGCAAGCTGCTCAACAGCAGGGCAACACGGCACAGCAGGTTGGCGATGCAGTGAAGGAAGCCATTCACGGCCCGCAGTCGAATGACCCGTACCACGACCTGAAGCAGAACATACGCTCTGCTGAGGGTTACACGCCCGGCGATGAAGCGTCCATCGACGTTATGGATCAAATCGTGGGACGTAAGTTTGGCGAACAGGTCGAGCAACTTCAGGCGTTTCAGAAGAACGCTGCAACGGTGCTACAGCAGATGTATGCTATGATGGCGCAGCAGCAGGCGGGAACACTGGACACAGAAGTGCAAAACCTACGCCAGCAGCATGGCAGCGACTTCGTTGACGAGTTTTATAACGGCAACAAGGACGCTATACATTCACTTATGAAGCAGCGTAACCCGAACACCAATAAGGCGTTTACGGTTACAGAGGCTTTTGGGCTGCTGTCTGGGCGTCAAAACCCAGATCAAGCCGCTGCACAGGCACGGGATCGCAATGCTCGCAATGACGCCAAGCGCACTATTGCGGGGGCGGGTGTGGTGACTGACAACTCTAACGGAGCGCCACTATCCGAGTCGGATCTTCTGGCCCAAGTGGAGGCCTTACCGGGCTTTCAGGGCAGAAGCTACTGATTCATAATTTAGAGGAGAAACGGCAATGGCCGTTCCCAATTCCCAAACTACGGAAAGTTTTGATGCGCTATGGACGCTTACGATGCGTGCCAAGCGCAAGAGACTGACCGATAATATCTCGGACACCTACCCGACTCTTGGAGAGTTGCGTAAGTCCGGTATGATTGAAACCGAGACCGGCGGCAAGCAGATCCAAGAGGATCTGATGTATGCCCTTCAGTCGGCTCAGTGGTTTGACACCTACGATGTGCTGGCAACGGATCGCATCGACGGTATCACCGCCGCCATCTACGATTGGGCCTACATGGCAGTGCCCATCGTTATCTCGCATGTCGAGGAGATGGAAAATAGGGCTTCTGATCGGGCTATTAAGCTCATCGAAGCTAAGACTACGCAGGCTATGCAGGGTGCTTTTGATCAGGCCAATGCACAGGCTCTGAGTTCCCAATCTGGCAAGTCTATGCTCGGCTTGCAGGATATCCTACCAACTGCCGGTACTGGAACTGTCGGTGGGATTGACTCCGGCACCCATACGTGGTGGAAATCGCAGTCTAACACTACCGCTAAAACATTCCTCAACCAGACCACTTCCGGGTACTATGACGGTATTTTGAAGATGGGTGACATGTGGAATGCCTGCTCGGAAGGCAATGAGAGTACGGACATCATTATTACCAATTACGATCTGTACGGTAATTTTGAGGACATCTTTGAAGGCACCGGGCACTTGAGGACTACTGTTGGTGGCAATGTTGGCCTTGATGGTCGCAACCCGACCTTCCGTGGCGCTAAGATCATTCCTGACCGGGATGCGCCTGACAACATCATGTACTTTATCAACAAGAAGTTCCTAAAACTCAAGGTTCAGGCTGGCATGAACTTCGCCAAGACTCCATTCGAGAAGCCGTCAAATCAGCTTGCAAAGGTTGCATTTGTGGTCGCTGGAATGCAGTTGACCACCAACCACCGTCAACGCTTGGGCTGCTTGTCCGGGCTGACGGCGAGCTAAGAGGAGACATATACTATGGCTGCTTCTTGGAAAGTTACTCAGCCCGGCTTTATCGGCGCACAGCCCATCACCGATGTGTCAACGACCAAGAATCACCAGCTTGGCACGATTGTTAAAGCCAGCGATACTGGTGACGATGATCGCGGCGATGGTGAGTTCATTTATCTTCAGGGCGTTGCGTCTACCGTTGCCGGTGACGCAGTTCTCTATAATGCTGACGACTATTCGACAACCAGAGTAACCGCAGACGGCATTGGTCCCATTGCCATCGCTATGGCGGCTACGGAGGCCTCTACCTATGGATGGTACCAGATCCAAGGCAAGGGGTCTGTGCAAGTGTCGGCTGGCTTTCCTGACAATGCCAACTGCTACCTTACCGACACTGCTGGTGAGATAGACGATGAGGATGACGATGGTGATTTTGTCAGCGGCATGAAGGGCGCAAGTGCCGTTTCCGGTGGCGTTGCGGACATGGAATTGTCTCGCCCATTTGTCAGAGATGGTCTGGACAACTAAGTAACCTTGCAGGTGGGTGCCCCCAGCGAACACGGCACCCACCTGCAACCTTTACTCTAAACAGAGGAACTAATGGCTAATCAGAAAAAGACCGAGGCTGTAGAGCCGATTTCGGTAACCACGGAGGCGGCTCCCGTAGCGCCAAGTGCGGACGAGACTGCATCTCAGTTGATTGGAATCTTGGAAAAAGCCAGCCCAGAATTACAAGCACAGATCGTGCAGAAACTGTCTCAGTCTTCCGGCTACAATCCAAATGCAGTCGGCCAGCAAAAGCCCGGCGTTAGGAATAAAAAAGTGCCCAACCCTTCGAGTGTGGTGGCTGCGTTTGGAAGTGTAGTCCACGAAGACCCAGACTTCGAGCCAGCGCCACCGTCGGCTGTAACCGCCAAGGACGGAGACCCTACTGGCAAGGGTCCACACGCACAGGCATGGTTACAGAAGTGGAGAGAGGGCAATTCCATGAGTCCTCGGCAGATGACCCTTCAGGGGGTAGAGTTTGGGTCTATTGAGGATGTAGTAGCGCAGGCTCAAGAGTAGTGAACGCGAGCAATCTTGATGTCAGTGGAGAGGCGAGAGCAACCGCTTTCATTGGCAACTCGGCTCGCATAAACAACATTGAGGCGGGTGAGACAGTGCTTTTCCCGTCCCTTACGACCACAGAGCGCAACGCGCTCACTGCAAGTAATGGGATGGTGGTGTACAATGAAACTACTAACAAGTTACAAGTGTATGCTGGCGGCTCTTGGACTGATTTACACTAAGGAATCGCATGGCAACTGTTCTCGAAACCGTACAGGTCGGCCTAAGAAGGGCCGGACTTGAAGAGACCAATACGGCCTACAAGGACTACGGCAGGACATACCTCAATGCGATAATCAAAGAGATAGAGGGTGACGCCACTTGGTGGTGGAAGTTCAAAACCGGGACTATCACTACCACCAAGACGATGACCCTTACCGGCATAGCAGACTTAGAGGAGTTTACTGCCGGGGAGACCATCACGGGAAGCTCGTCATCTGCAACTGCTACCGTGGTGGCTCACACTGCCGGGGAATCTACTCTGACGTTTAAGTCGGAGAGCGGTACGTTTACCACCTCCGAAACGGTTACCGGCGGAAGCTCTGGCTCTGCGGGGTCGTATGTCAGTGACACGACTACGAGATTGTACGCCGGGGCAAACAATGTCCAATCGCTGATTAGCGCCTTCAATGAAACCGGCAACGACACGCTCTCGATAGAGCGACCTCGCATTATTCAGCGCCAAGACCCAGACTTTACTGAAACGGGCACCCCGTGCTACCTGTATCCGTGGGGCATTGACTCGTCTGGGGTGATTCAGATGGCGTTGTACCCGATGGACTCTACTACTAACGAGACCATAACCTACCAGTATTACTCCTACACGCCCGACTTTACATCCGATAATGACACCGACTCTCTCGACGGTTACGTCCACCCCATCGTGCAGCCTGCGCTGTATTTTGGTATAGCTCGTCTTCTAAAGCAGCAGGAAGGCGACGACGAGGGTGGCTTGATAGAGGAGGCGGAGTTCCAGAAGGCACTAAGCCGAGCCAGACGCAATAACATCGACGTTCTGGGAGATATTGTAACCCGGCAGATGCTGCCGCCAATGACCGATACTGGCTGGGCATACGGGGTACCGGAGGGATCGCTATAATGCCGGGCATTCGCCAAGGTGAAACCGTTGTCCTCGGCCCGTGGAAGGGTGGCGTCAGGTATGATAAGCCCACGGAAAACACCCTGCCTGACGAGCTTGCCACGACAGTGAATTGCCGTATCGGTACGGCGGGGCAGGTCGAGAAGCGCAAGGGATCTGCGAGCTATAAAGACGAGCCTGCCCTTGAGACTGCGGTGGCGTCGCCCGGCGACCCGGTCATCAATACAGTAACCGGATGCGGTCAATGGGTGAATGCGTCGGATGTCACATACACGTTCATGTTTGTCAAGGACGAGTACTACGAGCATACCGGGGCCAGTGACGCGGCTTGGGTGAACCGCAGGGGATCTATAACCATTACCGCAGACGACGTAGATGGCAGTAACGGCTACGTGTGGAAGTGGGTCAACGCCAACGGGGTGTTGTATGCGTTGAATGGGCAAGATCCGCCAATCAAGGCGGCTGGAGGGGCGACGATTACAGCATGGAGCGCCCTCCCATCTGGTGTAACCACGGCAGCCCACATTGCCCATTGGGACAATAGGATGTGGATTGCCAACAGTAGTGGCTCAAGCGCACAAAAAGACAGGGTATACCGCTCTGCGGCTGGCAACTATGAAAGCTGGGAAGGCAACTACGACCTTGGCGGCCCAATCACGGCTTTAATAGCACAGGACGACTCGCTGTCGGTACACACGGAGTCGGGCATATGGGTGCTGTCACCAACAGGCACCGCCAACACGCCTTACTCCATCAAGCCGGTTACAACGCAGGGAGGCATCGGGGGTCGCAACACGATTGCCTTGCCCAATGGCACCCAGATGATGGTCCGTAGGGACGGCATATACTCTTGGGACGGGGGCGAATCAATAGACAAGAAGTCGCAGGCACTGGACACTGGCTACTGGTCTAAGCTGCGGGTCGGACGGCAGGCGGGCAAACACGATGGATTAGAAGATGGGTTTGCCGTCTACTACCCTAATGAAAACGAGGTATGGTTCTTCTTTACTGACCCTACTGAGCCTACTACACAGGTAAAGTTCAACTCTATCATCATATACAATATCCTTGATGACTTCTGGTTTGGCCCGTATGAAAACCGAGAGATCAACTGCGCTGCACTCATAGACAACAAGCCGCACGGTGGGACATACACCGGCAAGCTGCTGGATCTTGTGGTGGGCGACAAGGACGAGACAGACGCCATCGTGGCTTCCTTCCAAACCAGCGGCCACACCGATGACGATGTGGTACGCAAGCGGTGGGTCTATGCTCGGTGCTACTTCGATCAACAGGGCGGCGATTGGCAGGTACAGGTGCAACAGGCGTCAGCGGGCCTCGTAGGTGGTGCGCCAAGCGTATTGAAGATGGGGGCCACGGACGCAGTGCTTGGCAGCCTAACATTGGGCGAAGATGTACTGGGGTCAGGGTTCCCCAATAAGCCCGCCGTAGTATATGGTGACGTTAGGTTACAGGGCTACGACGCGCATACGAGCATTATCGTAAAAAACACGGATGCAGATGAGCCGTTTGTGTTTAGGAACGTGCATCTCGCCTATAAGCCGCTGGGCCAAAAGCGCAAGCGTAGAGTGGGGGTAGAATAATGTCTTGGATGGATGGTTCATTTGACACCACGGGAAAGGGCACGACAAGCAGGCGTCGGTTTCACTACGCAGACCCTATCGGCATTAACAACCCTTGGAAGGGTAAGGCGGGGAGCATCTGGCAGGCGGGCACCCCGGCGAGCTTGGGGATGCCGGGTAGGACGCTTGAGTCGCTGGCATATGGCGGTGGAGTAAGTCCCGACACTATTGCACAGGGCATTATAAACACACTCGGCATTCCCGGTTACGAGCAGGACGTAGGTGGCCGGGAGGGTTCGCAGCTTTATGGGACGGACAGGGATGAACTGTATGATTGGTGGCAAGGGACGTTTTTGCCCGCATACAGAGACGGCGTACACTCATTCGAGAGGACAGGGGGAGCCACTGGTGCGGACGATGCGAAGATCTGGGATCCAGAAGGAGAAAAGGCAGGTTGGTCGGGCCTTGAGACGGCCTTTGGCAACCTTCCTCCGTCGTTGCCCAGCTTTGATCAGATAAGTTTTAATTTTGACGAGCCTCAGATCAATACTATATGGAGTAGGTTGCAGGATATTCAGGATTTCGACCCGAATATGCCGGACCTATCGGGTCTGGGCACAAATGTAACCAACATATACGACCAGCTGTATGGTGTTCCGGGGAGCGACAAGCGGGGCATTCAGGACTTTGAAATAACAGACGCCCTAAGACAGCTTTTCCCCGGCGGCGAATTATACACGGGGGCGGATACAGTATCGGGGCTACTGGATAAGGTTACTGATTGGGATGCACCCGCAAGCATTGGCACTGCCAGAGATGATGCTGCACGAATCCTTGGCGACCTCCAAGCCGCACAGGGCACATTTAGCGCCGACGAAATCGGTCTAACTGACCTTATCAACCAAGCAATAGACCGCTCTGATGTGTTGGGCAGGGGGCTTGACGCAATAAAAGTTCCCGACATCACCACCCCGTACAACCAAATAGTAAAGATGTCGGACTTGTTGCCCGGCGTCACGGATGAGTTGAACCAGATAACCGGGATGAGCGAGGCTGACAGGGACTTGATGGGCGTCCTTGCCAAGCTCGTCAGCGGCCAGACGCCCACGGCAGGTGAGCTTCAGACTATTGTAACCGCTCTAACGCCAGAGCTTGACCCCTACCAAGTAACCACCGCCGACCTGACGATGCCCACGAGCGATAGTATGCTCAAGGCGATCAGCCAAGTATTGCCGGGTGCGGATAAGATACTGGGGCAACTTGATCTTCCAGATATAGGCGTTTCTGACCTTGCGATGCCGACCGCAGGCGATTTAAGGATGGACATTGCCAGACGCCTCCCCGGCGCAACGGACATCTTGGATGAAATGCCCTTCGACAAGATGATCAAGGGCGACCTGTTGGAGCGGATGCCCTTCAGTGACGTAACGAGCGACAACCTCATCGACCTGTTGCCGGGCGTAGATCCCATAGCGTACAAGGACGCTGTGTTGAGCTTGATGCCCGACATCTCGGCAGGGGATCTTTCGCTGCCAGAGGCCAGTAACATCCTCGAGCGCCTGACGATGCCGGACGCAAAGATGATGTTGAGCCAGATGCCGTTCAAAGAAATCTCAGGCACCGACATACTGGACAGGCTGCCGGGAGTATCTCCTCTTCAATTTGAAGAAAAGATACTGAGTCTGATGCCCAAGATTGAGGCAGGCGACCTGAGCTTGCCAGAGGCAGACGACTTACTAACTGCCCTTCCTTTCGATGAAGTAACCAAGAATGACCTGCTGGATCAGTTTGTACAAAGCCCAATGGAGTTTCAGCAGGCACTGTTGGATTGGCTGCCAAAGGTTACGGCTGCGGACCTTGACCTTCCGACACTGGAGGCAGGTGACCTTGGGTTGCCGACGGTTACAGCAGCAGACATGAAAAGGCTTGGTGTTCTTCCCTCACTGGGGGCAGACGACCTTGGGTTGCCGACGCTAACCGGAGACGACATTGATTTAGCCATTGACACAGATGAGCTAATAGGTGACCCGATAGCAAAGGCGATCTCATCGGCAGTGGCGGAGCTTGGGGACGACTCGCCATTCGATCTGGCCCTCAAGGCCGCAAAAAACCGCATTACGGACCTTGAGCCGACCATTGACGCCGTATCTCCACAGCAGTTGCTGGGGGCGCTTGAAGATCCGTTCGCCGAGATTGGGCCAGAAGGCCTTCTTGGAGCAATGCCATTTGATAAGATCCAAGACGATCAAATGCTGAATGCCATAACCAGCCTGTTCCCAGAGACCTTGTCACCGCAGGTTAATACGTTGTTATCAGAGGCCATGCCCGAAAGCCTTCTGCCACAGATTTCGGCATTACTGCCGGGCAAAGATGACGTACTTGGTGCTATTGAAGATAGGTTGGGGCAAGGCCTCCTTCCCAGTGACGTAGGCATTGACTTTAGCGGCCAAGACTTGATGCCCGGTGACTTGGGGATTGACTTCAGTAAACAAGGCCTACTGCCCAGCGATGTGGGCATTGATTTCAGCGGCCAAGATTTACTGCCCGGTGATGTAGGGATTAACTTCAGTGGTGAAGACCAACTCAACCTACTGAGAAATTTGGGACTCGACTTCTCTGGCATATCTTCACCCACTGAGCTTGGGCTGAAAAAGGACGTATGGGAAGACCTCCTCGGGTTTAAGGCCGCAGCGGGGCCGCTGGCAGAGTTTATAGGTGGGATGGATCAAAACTTCTGGGGCAATTTGGAAGACGTTCTGGAAGGCAGGATTACGACAACGGATTTTAACGATCGTATAAGAAAGTTGACTGAGGCAATAGAAAGTGGAAGAAGTGGCAAGCCGGTGGTGGTAGACGACGAAGGCGAAGGTCGAGGCGAAGATGGAGACCCTGAAATGGCAAGCGATTGGAATACGTGGCTTAAAGGCCTACAAGATCAGATAACGAAGTCGTATGGAAGAGATCCATCTGAGTTCGGCACCGGGGAGGGAGAGACCTATGCAGATTGGTTACGAGCCGACCCGATTACAGCGTCTCTTATTGACGACTTCGAGGCAGAAGCAAAGAAAGGCAGGGCGCAGCTTACAGAGGATCTGAGCAGGATGGGCCTCCTCCAGACCTCGACAGATACTGCGGACGCATTTGGAGAATTTGATGCCGCCACTCTGCGCGGCAGGGGTGACGTACTAAGTGACGCCGCGAAGCGTATGCAGGATCTGAGAACGGCTGCAATGGACCGGGGCACCACCCTTGCAGATACGATGTCGCGCCATGACATCAGCGTTGGCGATCTTACCGGGTGGTTTGGGGATGAGAGGACTATTCGCGGCGAGGAGCTTGACTTAGACAAATTGGCCGTTGCCATAGCTTCACTCAACCCAGACCTCAAACTCGACGATAGTCCCGAAGGAGTCCAGAGGGCGATATTTGAGATTATGTTGGACTCCTTGGGTGGCAACCTGAGTCCCGAGTACTTGCAGCAATTAAGAGATGTCCTCAAAGAGGAACGGCCAGAGGGCGCAGGCGGAGGAAACTGGTTTACGCGGGGTTTAGGTTCGATTTGGGGTGCGATTGAGGACGCTGTGAATAAGGTAACTTAACTGGCAAGGATGACGATTAAAGGAGAAGAGAATTATGGTGGACCCAGTAACAGCAGGTATAATTGCTTCAGCTATGAACTTGGGTGGCAACATATTAGGAAGTCGCGCACAGGACAGGGCTTCAAAGAGAGCGGCCAAGCAGGCAGCCGCTTCTCAATTAACCGGTGCGCTGGGTAATCCCCAATCTTATGGGGGGCGGCCCAGTGATAGGGATAGCGGTGTGATGGCTAATATGCTCAAAGACCCTGTAACCCAGCAGTTGATGGCACAGCTACTTGCTGGTGGCAATGGAAAGCAAGGGATGATCCAGAAGCTGATGGGCCTGTTTGGCGGGGCCGATAAGATTAACCAAGCTGCTATCGGGATGGGCGCGCCGGGCGTAACCGGCGGACTGCCTCTGAGGTCTGGTGGGGCGGCCTTGAATCAAGGCGGTGGTCCCAATATAGATTGGGGGCAACTCGGAAGGGGTATTCGCGGGTAAACAGTGCCAGCGTACGGTTACAGCCCACAGGGTGTTAATTACAACCGCCAATTCAAGGGCACGGCTCAGTGGGTGCCAGAGCTTAATGCGCTCAGGGAAACCGACCCGCAGGCCTATGCTGAGATTGAGCGCCGAGCCAATGAGATAGTATTTGACTCGAAATATGACGTATATTCAAAGTCAATGGAGGGTGGTACGGGGGCACGCTGGGAGCGTGACCCAATGTCTCGCGCATTATTTCAGGCTTTTCAAGAGTATAAGCGACCACAGGTAGCCACACAGACGGATAGACCAATGCCAGTAGACGCACCATACGGACAGGCCACAGAAAAAGCCATACGGCAAGTAATGCAGTCGATGGGCCTTACTCGCATAGATGCCATACGGTATCTGTCTCAGAGCGCAGTAGACCCAGAGGTGCGAGGCGAGCTTGGCGCTGTCGGCAAGATGGCAGATGTGTACAGGCAGCGTCCCAGCACCATGTCTACGTTGAGTAAGGCTTCTGGGGATGTTGCAACAGGACAAGGCACTGCTGATGTAGTGGGCGTGGACTCGCCAGAGAATGCTGTTGTCGCAGAGCCAGATCAGCCTGACTTGGCCCCCGGCGAAGAGCGTGTAACCGGAGCATCTGAACAGCAAGTCAACGCTGGCGGATACGGCATGGGGCCGTTGATGAGTGGCGGAGAGATGGTGTACGGAAAGCCGGTTACAGAGGTAGGCGAGGGCGAGAAAAGGGCGGGCTTATTGCAGGCTCTCGCCACGGCAGGTGCGTCATATTTTGGGGGCCGGGACATCAAGGCGGCAAATAGGCAGGCGGCACAGGGAACGGCCAGTGCAAACCTCATCAATGCCCTCGCTGGTAACATCGTAGCTCAGGCTCCTCGCATAACGCCGAGTGCTGGCGTTGCCACATCTATGATGAAGGGCTTGGCTGCTGCGTCAAACGAGTTCATAAGGCGTGAACGGAGTCAGCGTGAACTCGACCAGCAAGCGATGATGACTAAGCTGTCCGGCGCTCGTTATAGTACCAAAGCAGACCCGAACAACCTAAAAGAGGCATTTGTGCAAGACGGGGCAAGGGTAGCCGCAGATTGGGACAAAGAAGAGGCCGAATTTTATGCCATGAATACTGTAACCGACCCGAAGAATATGGGTCCAAACCTTAAAAAGATGTTTTTCCAAGTCCCTCCCAACCAGCGACAAGGGTTCCTCGCAGCATATAGGCAGGGATTTACCGACAGATTTCAAAAGGTCGTGACGGCCAGAACTAAGGAAAAAGATAGGACTACACAGCGCCGATCAGAGTTGAGGGCTATAGCAATAAAGCTTGGCGAGGCTGCGGGCAAGAATGCAGCAGACCCCGACACCGGAATAATCCGTACGCCAGAGATAGTTTTTGAAGAGTTCGAGGAAGCAGGCGCAGGGCTATCCGCTGGAGATAAAACGTATTTTACAAATCACTTTTTAGCCGCGAAACTTGAGGAACAAGGCAGCAACCAATATAAGTTTACTTGGGATAGCTTCCAAGATTTGGCAGACGCCGAAGCATTTGCTGGCGTTGCGCCGGGTGGAAATAGAAAGGATTTCTGGCAATTCTTAGACGCAAACCCCGGCATCGCAGAATATTTTGGTAAGAGCCAAAACCTCAAGGCTGGCGTATCTCTTGGGGCTGTGAAAAATATTTATGACTCGGCTTATATAAAGGCCGAGGAAAAACGTATAGCAAGTCTTGCCAAGCCAAACGCGGTAAAAATGGAACTGGCCAACCTCGCCGCTGGCCGCCAGAAGATAATGAATTTGGAATCATTGTATGCAAAGGTCGAGCTTAAAGGCCCGATCCTTGGTCGCCTACCGGCATGGCAGTACTTTGTTCCCAACAAGGCTGCATATGAAAAAGAGGTGTCTGGTTTCGCCGTTGAGCTTGCTGCCATTATCAACCAAGGTCGCCCATCAGACAAGGACGCGGAGGCCGTACGCCTGCTGCTGCCACTCTCATCCGATACGATGCACGTTGCAAGCGAGTTGTGGGATAACCTGCATAGGATGATGGAAGCCAAGAAAATAGCCTTGGAAGAAGAGTTTGATGTGCCGATATGGAGCTTTGTTAAGTCTGGAGAGAACGGCATTGGAAATTTCGACTTGGACGCATACAAGGCTGCGGTTGTAACAAAAACTCTGACGACGAAGGGCGTCAGTGGTATGCTTGACCAGCTTAACGGAACGTCAGGTGGCGGGGAGCGCAGGTCTCCTGCGACGGGGAAGGGGAAGGAAAAGATATTAAAGACCTTTGAGAAGGCCGGGTTTACTGTCAGGCAAAACAGTGACGGTGTGTACGAGGTAGTGGAGGAGGGTGCGGCTATTCCTGACGGGGATAAGAGTGCCGAGGCCACGTTTAGCTTAAATAACAAGAACAATCCGCTCTCCAAATCGGCAGCAGACTCAACATCATCGGCAGCAGACTCAACAGAGGCGGTCGAATAATGGCAACTAAACAAGCGCCTTATAGAACTGCGGGGCAGGCCGAGGCTTATATCTGGCAAGCCGCTGACCCAGATTACCGTATCGCCTTGCGACGGGCCTTAGATGAGTTACACGGCAAAGGCAACTGGGGATCTGTTGAAGTCTACAACCATGAGTTGCCCTTGCTAAAGAGCCTACACGGAGAGAGTGCGGTATTCCCCGTAGAGTATGGAGACATAGACTGGTCTCAGTCGGAGAATCCTATTTCTCTTAGTGGGTTTGGGGAGATTATGAGATCGGGGTGGGAGGGGGCTGTTGACTTTGTCTCCTCGCCCATTGAAACGTCGAAGCAGGCGCTAACTGCTGGTTACGACATCGCACGGGGGATGACGCGACAGGGGCCGGGCTTCACTCAGTTGGAGGAGTTGTCTGGGGGCGATTTACCAAAACAGCAGCACATGGCGGGAGAGGTGCAGTCCGAGTTAGAGTATCAATTCAGCCCCCACGGCATCCAAGACGACCCCCTACGGGCACTGTCTACTGCGGCATCGCTCACACCTACGGGACCGCTATTAACAGCGGTGAAGGCGGCTAGGGTGCCGAGAGCATTAGAGAAGCTAACAAAAGCTGCTGACATGGCCACAGGGCTTGCGACGGGCGATCCCCTTGACATGGGCATTCAGGCACTGAGGGGCGGCAGGAGCATCTATACGAGGATAAGAGATGCTACGGGTCGGCAAGATCCGGGGTTGATGCACAAGGTGCTGTCAAGGGCGTTGCCCGCAAAGACAAAGGGCCAAGGACGCGAGTCACCCTCACTCACACAAGAGGGCTTTGGGCAAACCTTGTCATTTGGCACGGGTATGCCGCTACGGACCTATGCGGAGCAGTTACGGTTACGCCATGAGCCTTATATGCGTGGCGGCAAGCCCGTTAAGCGTGCTATGGGCGACAAGGGGCCGCAGTTGATGCTATATGATGTCATGCGTCACCACGCACAGTTGAAAAGCCCAGAGAGAATAGATCGGCTGACTATTAGGGCACACGAAGCAGCAGACGACTTGTATCGCAGTGCCCAGCAAGACTACAATGCCGGTATGGCGAGGTTACAGGGCAGGATGGGTGGAGACATCGGGGAGTCTAAGTGGAACGACCTCCTTGACAGAATGTCGGATCACTTCGATCAAAGCGAGCTTGGGCTGCGGATAGAGATGGACACCAGCCCGATACCTGACCCGCCAAAAGGTGTGCCTAAGCCAGATCCGCCCATTCCAAAGACTATAGCGGTATGGGAAAAGACAACTCTTTCTCCATTCTTAAAAGACAAGACGGCGCAAGTCGAGCAGGTCTTGAGTGCGATACTGAACGCTCACCGCACGGAGTGGGGCGGCCATAAGGTTGTGACGCTGCAAGATGTCTACCAGATGAGGCGGGACATTGACCAGCTTTACAGGTCTATGCCATCGGACATGGAGGTAGCGCCAAAGGCCAGAGCGGCATACAAGAATATCCGCACGTTTCTACAGGACGAGCTTGGAGAATTACTTGGCCCAGATTATGAAAAGGTGATGGCTCCTTACGCCGACAAGATAGACCTTCTTGAAAATATAGAAGAGACCTTGGGGGTAAGTCACGGCAACCTCAAAAAGACTCGCGGAAAAACTCGGAAGCTCGAGCCGGGCGCAAGAAGCGGCAGTTATGAGAAGATGAGGCAGGCGCTTGGAGAGAAGGACAAGGCCGAGGACACGCTCAACCAGATGTATTTATTGGAAGAGTTTACTGGTGACAATGACTTAGTGCCTCTTCTAATTGCGTCGGTTACTTCTCCCATTATGGCTAACACCCTTGTGTCGAGGGCTGCACTACTCGGTACCGTTGGTGCTGGTGCGTATACGGCGGCACCTATTGAAGGCCTTGAGATGGGGGCCGAGATTTTGGTAGGTGGCATTGCGAGCTTGGCGGCGATGAGTCCGAGGTTTATGCACTACGCCGTAGCCTCGACGCCAGCATTTAGGTCGTGGATACGGGACAGCAGGATCAGCAAGAAGATGAAAGAATTGTCTCAACGTAATCCAAGTTTGCTCTACCAGATCACTGAGGATGCCGTAAAGTATGGGTGGAATGTCGGCACGGTTACAAGTAGGTTGGAGCGTGCGTTTGAAGAAAGTGGTACCCCCTCACCGCAGGCAGAGGAATAATGGCGACTATATCAAGGACTAAAACGTGGGCAGCAAGTGAGACGCTCACCGCGTCAGACCTAAACGCTGAGTTTGACAATATCATTGCCACGGCAAATGGAAATTTAAACGCGGCTAATCTCGGTGTAACCGCTGGTATAGCGGCGGCGTCGAAGGCACTGGTGCTGGATGCCAGCCGCGATTTGGATGATGGAACTGCTGGTAATCAGATAAGGAACCTAAGCATAGCGGGCAATGCATCGGTGGGTGGCAACCTTACGGTTACAGGCACCTCTACATTCAATGGCGGGACTATCACGCTGGGCGATGCCGCTGGCGACACGGTAACCATAGGCGGCACAATACAGGGCAACTTGATCTTCGAGGGGTCTACGGCCAATGCTTATGAGCTAACGCTGGCTCCTGCCGATGTAACCGCTGACCGCACGCTGACGATGCCGGACGCCACTGACACGCTGGTGGGGCGGGCTACTACGGACACCCTTACCAACAAGACCATTACCAGTGCGACTTTAAATACCCCGACAATAACCGGCAATACGACATTCAGCGACGGATCATACAACTTTAACATTGCAAGCCACGATGGAACCAATGGCCTTGCGCTCGCAGGTACGGTGGTTACAGCATCTGCGGCAGAGCTTAACATACTCGACGGGGTCACTACTACTGCGGCGGAAATAAACCTCATTGACGGAGGTACGGCACGCGGCACCACTTCCGTGGAATCCGGTGACGGCATCCTTATCAACGACAGCGGCACGATGAGGATGACCAATGTCGATACGGTATCTACATACTTTGCTTCACATAGCGTAGGCGGAACCAACATTGTAACCGTAGGCACGGTAGGCACCGGAACTTGGCAGGGCACTGCTGTAACCGTTCCTTATGGCGGAACGGGAGCGTCCTCCCTCACGGATGGAGGCGTCCTGCTGGGGAGTGGCACCGGGGCTGTAACCGCTATGGCAGTACTGGCCGACGGGGAGATGATCGTTGGTGACGGGACGACGGACCCGGTGGCGGAGAGCGGAGCGACCCTGCGTACCAGCATCGGCGTGGGCACGGGTGACAGCCCTCAGTTTGCGGGCATTGAACTGGGTCATGCTACCGACAATACGCTAACTGCTTCCAGTGGCATACTGAGCATTGAGGGGGTTGCGATACCGACGATATCCAGCACCCACACGTTTACCAACAAGACATGGAATGGCGCGGTAATCGCCTCTGCCTACCTTGACTCCGATACGGCACACCTTACCGGCACGCAGACATTCACCGGTGCTAAGACGTTTACCAACACGGTTACAGTAGGTGCCAATGATGCGGGTCACGATGTGATACTGTACGGCGACACCGCCTCGGCTAACATGACATGGGACACCTCCGCAGACGACCTGATCCTTAATGGCGGTGCGGGCCTT